AAAAACCCGCACGTCCGGTAAACAGTGGGGTCGGTTTTTATGTTATTTTTCGCGTGGCGTTACGGTGCGCTTTTAAATTGATAATTGCTTTTTCCACGGTCACCCCTAGATTTGCTCAAATTCCGCGGGATATTGTCTGCGAGTGACTTCGCTTTCGTATGCCGTTTTGCAGTGATTGCGATCAAAAAACAATCCATTAATCACGCGATATAACACGCTCCAACGCTTGCGCGGTTGTTTTGCTAACATTGCGCCGCGATACGTGCGGCTTGACAATGTTTCATCTGCCGCGCCGCCGGTCAACGCGTTAAAAAGTTGGTCGATGGCGACTAAAACATGATATCCCCATGATTTTAGAGTTTTTGCCATTTGTTGATCTCCTGCTCAATTTTGTCTAACTGTTCGATTTCTTCTGCTTTTTCAATATGCTTTTCAAAAACTTGTTTGATCGCGAATAACTTACCCATAATAATTGCGTATAAGTCTGCTTTTTCGATAACTTTTTTCTTCAAGTCTTCGATTGAGCTTAAATCATCGCGCCCTTCAAAAATTTCGGTTAAAAGCATTGTCGGCAATTCATTTCGCGCTTCGCGCTCTTGACGATAAAAACTATCAATTTCAGCTTGCGAATATCCGATAAGATACTGCGCCTTGAAATTATCGGTTTTATTCGCAATAACATTGAGTAAGTGTGTTTTGCGTTCAGCCAAAAGTGCGGTCATTTTTTCGGGTGAAATTTCCCATTTTAGCGTGTCAAGATTTAACACGTGTGCCGCACTTGGCGGCGCATCGACTAGCACAGGTTCGCCTTTTTTGTTGCTGATAATTTGCTTTCCGGCGGATTGCCCCTCTAGCAAAGTGCGGTGCGTTTTTTCGGTGATCTCTTTTGCCCCCTCCGGTACAAAACCACCGTCTGCGTCATCAAAAAAGCCGTCTTTGTAATAGATTGTCATTATTTCCATCTCCCAATTGCGACGACATTAACATATGCTATTTCGCCACTATTATTGTATGTTTCTCCACAAACCAAGTGACATTCTTTGTTACTAGTACCTTTCACAAATGTAATAATAGTATCGTGATCGCCAACACTGTCTAAATACTGAGCAGTTGCTGTCAAAATCGGCATTTCCGCAAATGCAATCGCCCAATTAAAATTAACTTTGCTGTAATCGCTAGTTAACATACGCTTTCGAAAAGTTTGAATCATTGTCCCATCCGGATATTTTCGGCACCTCAAAGTCACCGATTTTTTGGTATGTAAAAGAGGCAGCAATAACCTTATTTGTGGCTTGTTCAAAATCCGTAATCTGACTAGCTGTGTGTAGATGATTACGGCCTGCTTTATCTTGTAATTCTTGTGCTAATCGTCCGGCATCTAATGCACCAATATTGACAACATCACCGTGCGATTTAATCCAAAATTGCACATCGTCAAAGCTATTAATTGCTTTGATGCAAAGTTTTAATACAAGTGATTTTGGACGGGTTTCATTTCCGCCAGTGGCCATCTTGCTATCTAAGCGCGGTGTAATCCAACCGTTATCTTTCCAGTTGTCGTCGCTTAATGTTGATGTTAAGCCAGCATCAAGTCGATCGTTTTCGTTTTTATATCCAATCAATCCCGCGGAAGGGTGTTCGGGCCAATGTGAAAATACTTTATGCGTGTGTCGCTTGAGCTCATCCTCTTGCGTATCTCCCACTTGCAACCCATTGCCGGCATTACGCAAAAATCTATCCGCCGATTTTGGTACCGCAGAAATGGAGCCGTATTTAGCAACTAAATAACGATATAATTCGGGGTAAGTTTGTGCGCTTACTTTTGCCGCAATGTCATCAAACGCAATCCAACCGCTTGGGATTGCATCTGTTGTGAAATATGCTGTCATGCCGACGTCACTGCGCGTTAAATCCGGCAACGTGTTTGAGTTTCCGAGCACTTTGTACAAATCCGGAAACGCGGATGCGTTAAACGTTGACCCGTTGGCGCGTAAAAATCCGTTGGGATTTGTTACTGCAGTCGGAAATGCAACGATGGCGCCCACCGGCAAGCCTTTTTTAGCCGCTTCGCCCACAGCAAATTCGGAAGCGAATTTGTCTTTAGCCGTACCGTCGCTTTTGTGCGAAATCGGCAAAATGCCCGCGGTGGTTTCGGTTGCGGGTTGGGCTGTCCATTTTGATTCAGCGGTTTCTTGTGCCGTTGTGGCTTTGTCGTATGCTTTTTTAACCGCCGCACTGGTTGCCACGTCGTCCGCGCTGTTGCTGTTTACGGCGTTGCTTTTTTTGCTGTTAGGGATGTAATTATTCAGCGCAAGGCGTAAAGCGGCAATGCCCTGTGCTAATACTTTACCTGCTTTTGCGGTTAAGCCGAGGTTCTCACTGTCTAGCCCGGTGTCGTTTGTGAGTTGTACAATCCCCGCTTTTGTTGTGCTTGCTTTGTCAATTTCGTGGCTGTGTCCGTTTTGGTCAAAACCGTTTGAGCTAGTCGCGGTGATGGTTTGCGGGGTGAGTTGTCCGCGTGTAACAAAAATGACGCTGTCGTCTACAGTGATCGTGATGGCATTTGAGCTTGCGACAAGTAAAATCATGCGCATAACTTGCACTTTGCCGCTTCCGCTTGCCAAGGTCGGTTTAAAACTTTCCGGGCAGTTTGCATATGCCACTAACTTGTTATTTGCGTCAAAAACGCCCATTTCGCGGATGTAAAAACCGCCCACATTTTCCGGGATGGTTAATTCAAAAATTACCTGCTTATTGTTGCGCGGGTCTAATGATACGGCGCTAATGGCGGCACGGTGTTTTTCGTTTACTAGTCGCTCTTGGCTTGCGCTCACCGTTACTTCCCGGCCGTTGCCGTCACCTACCGCAAAATGCGTAACGCGTAACGGCTGATTGTTGGCAATGGCGTTTGCTAAAACCTGCGTGCCGTAAGTGGTAAAAACCGCTGTGTATTTAGCCATGTTTTATTATCCTTGTGTTTGATAGACGCTGATGATTTCGCCTGTTTGTTGTCCTAAAAATGCGTTTACGGTGCCTGTCGGCGATACGGCAACGGCGAGTTGCTTTAAGTGTCTTGATACGGGTTTAACGTCACTAATTAAGCGCACTAACTCGTTGTAAGTCTGCTCGTTTAACCCGGTTTCAGGCACTTCAATAGTTAAGCTAAATGTCCCCGCTTCACCTTGCGGCACGGTGTTAAACCATTCTTTCAGTTCAACCAAATAGCCGATTGGCTCAACCACGCGGCGCACGGCATTAATCGTGCCTTTGTGTTTGTGGATAAAAAAGGATTGCTTAATGGCGATTCTTTTTACTTCTTCGCTCCAATTTTCGTCCCATTTATCGACACTAAACGCCCATGCGAGATAGGGCAATAAATGCACCGGGCATTTATCCGGATTGATTAGATCGGCAATAACAATCGGATTTTCTACCGCACTTTTTAAGATTTCTGCGGCGCGTTGTTCCAATTTGCTTGCCCCGTTTGGCAAAAGAGTTTTAGTAGTCATCTGATGTTACTAATTCCAAGTTAATTGCTGTGCAATAGCTTGCTTTGTCGTTTGTCAGTGCAATGTCTGCACTTGGCTCAATGAGTTCCACTCGTTGCACACCCTCGATGTGTAACGCCGCGTAAATCCCCGATAAACTAATGTCACGTCCTAAGCGGTGGCGTTCTTCGGTGTATTTTTCGAGGTTTTTTTGGGCGACCTGTTTTATTGGTTCGTATTCCGGCGATCGGTAAATATGCAATTTTGCGTGGATTTGATACGGGGCAATCGTCGCGCTTTGCACGGTCCCGCGGTCGCCGATTGGGCGGATGTTGTCATCATTTAAGCGGTTGCGCACTGCAGTGAGTACATCTTCTGCGGCGGTTCCTTGCCCTTTTCGGCTTAATACAGTGACAACAACATGCGCAGGCGTGGGCGAGACGACGGAAATATCGGCAACGTCAGAATGAGCGCTTAACCCGTGGTACACATAAGCGGCGCGCGGCCCCGCCACGGAAAGCCCTTCGAATGCTAATTGCGCACGTAATCGCAATGAGGTGTCATCTTCATAAACCGCATGGATTGGCGGCGTCACTTGGTTGTTTTCCTGCTGGATGATTTTGCGCGAAACATTAAAATTGGCGGCGATAACGTCTAAATCTGTGCCGGTGGCGTATGCCAACATAGTGGCTTGGGCGGCGTTGTTGATGCGGTCACGTTCTAATAACTGTAAATAGCAGTTTTCTTCCAACAGTTTCGTGATTGGCTCGCTTTCCAAATTCAAGCGCGCGCGCCAGAATTCGCGCTCTACTTCCGGATAAAGCGCAATAAAGGCTTCTTTTCGTTCCGCAAGCAACTGTTCATAATTTAGTTTTTCAATCACCGCAGGCGGTGCCAATTTAGATAAATCAACTAATTCGCTCATTTTTTACTACCCAATAACAAATTATCTAATGTTAAATTTTTGTTGGTGTTGATTTGTTTTGCGGTCAATGTTGCTGTTACTGCGCCATTTGTGACCTGCGGTTTAAAGGCGGTCACTTGCAAGCGCGGTTCCCATTTTTTTAGCGCCATCACTGCCGCACCCGATAATTGCAACAACAAAACGGGATTGATTGGACGGTCGATTAATAACGGGATATAACTGCCGTATTCGCGCCGCTGTATGCGACTGCCGATTTGCGTTAGCAATATGTCTGCAACCGATTGTCGGATGTGTTCTGTTTCGTCTGTAATTTTTGTTCCAGTTATTTTGTTCATTTTGCTTTGCTCGTGTCTTTGCCGTCGCCTTGTTCTGTGTGGGTGTGATTTTGTAGGCTGATATTGCCTGCTTTAACATCCCCTTTGGATTCGACGGAGCCTTTAACTTCAACTTTCCCGCTAATTGTGATATTGCCCGGGGTTTTTCCGTTGTCGCTTGTTGTGATTGCGCCTTGAATATTTACATTGCCTTTTATGTTGACGATGGGGCAATCAATATTGATAACTTGCGCGGCGGTGATTTGTGCGCTTTTAATGCCGGTGACGGTTAATGTGCCGTCGGCATGGTTGTATTTAATCACTGCGCCGTCAGCAAATTTGATGACGTGTTCGTCCTCGCTATTGCTTGGGGCGTTTTGTTTGTACATGCCGACTAGCACACAAGCGGTAGTGAGTTCTCCGCTCATTGCCAAAATAACGCATTGTTCGCCCACCGTGGGCGGCGACCATGTAATTGTTGAGCCTGCGCGCAACGTTAAAAATGGTAAAAACTCTGTGAGGATTCCGCCGCTTTGCACGCGAGCGCATGCACGACTTAAATCCACTTCGGCAATCGTGCCAAAGCGGATCAGGTTTTCAATTCTTCGGTTGTTGTCTGCGCTCATGGTTTAAAAATTTAGGTTAAATAATCTTTATTATTCACAGGTTCGGCTGATTGCGTGAGTGTTTGCGGTTGTCAGTCAAAACATCACGCAAACCGACCGCACTTTTAAGCGTGGTCATAAAGTTTGCTTCTGTTTTGCGCTTGGCGTCGGCTGTCTAAGCGTGCGAGTTCGCGTTGCACGGCGCGGGCGATGTCTTCTGCGCTTTGTCCTGCGCTGGCGTTAATGTTGATGGTGACTTGCATTGGCTGGCTTGTGACCATTGTTGGTGCGGCAGACTCGGCGAGCGGTGGGCGGCTGTCAACGCGGATTGGCTGGGCGGTAGCTATGCCACTCATTAAGCCCGTAGCCAGCATGCCCGCGCGGGCGGTTTTGGCGCTGTGCAGGGTGTTCAAAAAGCCAACGCCAAGGCGGTCTGTAGCTTCTTTTGAAAACACATATTCTTTTCTGTGCGCAAATCCTGCGATGTCGTATTTTCCGCCGTTGCCGGTGTAACCTCCTGTTGCAAAGCCTGCATTAGCCGCCATGTTTGCGGTTTTTCCTATTTGTTCAGCGTGTTCTTTGCTGACAATCGTCGTTGCACCGATAGCGAGTTTGTCTTTTATCCAATCCGCTTTTTCGGTAATCGATTTTTTGACGTCTTCAAATGCTTCGGCTATGCCGTCGCGGATATTGTTAATTAGGTTAGTTCCCCAGTTTTTAGCGGTATCGAGTAGCGTATTCCATTTTTCCGAAATTGTGTTTTTAATGCTTTCCCAAATTTCGCCTGCGGATTTTTTTAAGCTATTCCAGCCCTTGATCAGCTTTTCTTTTACGGTGTCCCAGTTTTGCCAAAGCAAAATAAGCGCGCCGATAATTAGCATGATGATGGCAATGATCGGATTCGCGAACATGACGCGGGTCAGGTTTATGACAGCTTTCACTGCAGTGGCGCCAAACCATGCAAACGCTTTTGCCAGCAAGCCCACGCCTGTGCCCAAGCCTTTCGAAATTTTCAAAAAGTAGTTAAATCCAAGGGCGACGCGGGCGATCGGATAAACTAAAAAACTTAATGCCAGACTTAACCCGCCGAATGCGGTTAATGCACCGCCTACGGCAGCGACTACAATCATGATTTTGCTTGCCAGTTCAGGGTTGGCTTCAATCCAGTTTTTAAACTTATCGACCACGTCGCCCGCTTTGCTCATAATGTCTTTTAATGTTGGCGCAAGTGTGCCGCCGATAGTTGAGCTTAGGTTAAACAGGCGATTTTGGAAAATCCCCGTGCTTGCGGAAAGTGCTTTCATGCGGGTTTGAAACTCGCGGCTCATTGAGTTTTTCGCCAATTCGTCATTGGCTAAGGCAATTTGTCGGCGCCATTCCTCTGTGTTATCGACTAGTTTAGAAATAGTTTTAATGTGCGGAATACCGACAAGACCTTTCATGACGTCCAGCTTGTCTTCGTCTTTTAGTTTTTTGATTCGCTCAACGATCAGCATTAGCGTATCTTGCGCATTGCTTGCCATTCCTTTGGCGATTTTTTGCGGATCCAGCCCTAATTTTTTTAAGCCGCCATCAACTTCCGAATGGTTTCCAGCAACCCCCAAACGAGTAAAAATTGTCGTCACTGCGGTGGCGCTGTCTTCTTCTTCTGCGCCTAACGTTTGTAATGTTGAGCCAAGCGCCGCCATGTTTTTTGCGCTGATTTTTGCGATTCCGCTAATACCCGCAACGCGGTTCATGTAGCCGATAATGCCCGTCCCTTTTGATATGGCGTTATCGTCTAGCCAGTTGATTGTGTCGGCAAGGTCTTTCGTGTCGGCAATGGTCAATTTAAAGTTTTTGCTGACTTTGCCGAATTGATCAACCAGTTCATCCGGGTTTTGCGCGTCAAACGCGATTGCCATTTGCGTGTTGAGCCGCACAAAGTCTTCCAGTTCCTCTTTTGCAATATCCATGCGCGCCGCCGATTCAATCATGTTTGCGATCTGCACGGTGGTTAATGGCAATTCTTTCGATAATTCTTGGATTTTGATTTTCCACGCGTCAAATTCCGGTGTGAAGTTTCCCGCGTCGTCTTTCAATCCCTGCACTTGACGCGCAACGCCGATCATTGCGTCTTCAAAGCTCATAAAATCGGTTGTTGTGCGTTTTACCGGGGCGGTGACGGTTGCGCCCGCCGCAAGGGATTGGGCGCCAAGAATTTGTGCTTTTCCGCTGATGGATTTCAACGATTCAACCTGCCCTCGATATTTCGCATGCGCGGCGGCTTTAGCATTGAGTTTACTTAATGCCAATTCTTGTTGTTTGATTTGTTTGTTTGCGGCTTTTGTTTTGTTTCCCAGTTCGGTTTGACGTTGCGCTAAGGTCTGCGCGGATAATCCGGCGGCTTTCAGTTGCTCGCGCGCTTGGCGTAACTTGTTAGCGGCTTGCCCCTGCTCCGCTTTCAATATTTTCACGGCGGCATTGGCTTTTTCCACTTTTGCGG